CAAGAAAGGTTTGTTGATTGTACCAACAACATCTTTGGTAGAACAGATGTACTCAGATTTCAAATCATACGGATATGATTCAGAAACAAACTGCCATAAACAATACGCAGGTAAAGATAAAAACACAGATAAGTTTTTAACTATCACCACTTGGCAATCTATCTACAATCGTGAACCAGAATACTTTGAACAATTTGATTTTGTTCTTGGTGATGAAGCGCATCAATTCAAAGCTAAATCATTAGCTACGATTATGACTGGCCTTACAGAAACGAAGTACCGCATAGGTTGTACTGGTACACTTGATGGTACACAGACACATAAACTTGTGCTTGAGGGTTTGTTTGGTGCTGTACTCAAAGTAACAACTACCAAAGAATTGATTGATAACAAACAACTTGCAGATTTTAAAATAAAGTGTTTGATTCTTAAACATGCAGAAGAAGTATGTAAGCAAGCTAGGTCTTGGGACTATCAATCCGAGATAGAATACATAGTTATGAATGCACAAAGAAATGCATTCATTAAAAATCTAACATTGTCGTTAAAAGGAAACTCACTGGTTCTTTTTAATTTGGTTGAGAAGCACGGTAAAGTATTGTTTAAAATGATAGAAGCTGAAAAGGGAAATCGTAAAGTATTTTTTGTTTACGGAGGAACAGATGTTGAAGTCAGAGAATCAATTCGTGCTATTACCGAAGAAGAAAATGATGCTATTATTGTGGCATCTTATGGCACTTTCAGTACTGGCATTAACATTCGCAACTTACACAATGTCATCTTTGCTTCTCCATCTAAATCTCGCATTCGCAATTTGCAGTCCATTGGTCGTGGATTACGAAAAGGCGACAACAAAGAATCAGCAGTCTTATTTGATATCTCAGACGATTTTAGAGTAGGCAAGTTTACCAATTTTACCTTGAAACATTTTGTGGAACGTGTTAAAATATATGAAGATGAGAAGTTCACTTACAAGTTTTACAACATAGAGTTAAAAAATGCATAACGAAATAAAAATTCTAAGATTACAAGATGGCGAAGATATCATCGCATCGTATCATATAGATGAAAGCAAAATGGTGGTAATGAATAATCCTATGACTTTGTTCTTTAAGAGAATCAGTTCTGGCAAGTCTATGGTTATGATGGCACCATGGTTGCCTTTAGAATTGATTGGAGAGAATACAGCTAAAGTGTATGAGACAAGCGTTCTTACTATGATTGAACCTAAGAAGTCGCTTGTTGATTACTACCTGAGTGCTGTTGAAGATAGTAATGAGATGATTAAGATGAGTGCAGACGCTATTGATGAAGCGTTGCTTACCGATTCTGATGATGAGTATGAAGAAGATGATGGTGAGGGTGACGATGATGAGTTTGAGCAGATACAAGACTCAATTAAACACATAAAGAAGAACTTATTACATTAATTGCAGACCCCACAGGGTGTATTATACGCACGACACTGGCGTCTGTCAAGTGTTATTTTAGGAAATAATGATGAAACAAAAACACTATGTCAACAATGCCGATTTTTTGAAGGCATTGATAGACTATAAAACTGCATGTGATGAAGCCAAAGCTGAGGGCAAGGATGATCCTATAGTACCAAACTATATCGGTGAATGTTTCCTAAAAATTGCTAATCACTTGTCTCGCAAACCAAACTTTATATCTTATTCTTTCCGAGAAGAAATGGTATGTGATGGTATTGAGAATTGCATTATGTATTTTCGGAACTTTGATCCAATCAAATCTTCCAACCCATTTGCATACTTTACCCAAATCATATACTTTGCTTTCCTGAGGCGCATTCAAAAAGAGAAGAAACAACTGTATGTTAAGTATAAAGCTACCGAACAGTTTGGACTTCTTGATGAAGGTGAAATGTATGAAGATTCGGAAGGCAACATGAAACAGTTTGTTCTGTATGACAATCTTTCCGAATTCATTCAAACATTTGAGGCAAAGAAGAATGAGAAGAAGAAAACTAAACTAAAAGTCTTGGATAAGTTCCTGGAAGATACAGTTTTAGACGAACAATTACCTGACAAAATTTAATTTATGGAGTATAATGATGCTAGTGTTGCCTGATAATATGATTGGTAAGCCTGTTGGTTTTACTTGTTCCACCTTTGATTTGCTACATGCTGGTCACATATTGATGCTGGCCGAAGCAAAATCAATATGTGATTACCTAATCGTTGCATTACAGATGGATCCATCAATTGATAGACCAGAATCTAAAAACAAACCAGTTCAGTCTATTGTTGAACGATATGTCCAGCTTTCGGCTGTTAAATTTGTAGATGAAATTATTGTGTACCAAACAGAGAAAGACCTTGAAGATATGTTGATGTTCTTACCAATCACAATACGAATTATTGGTGAAGAATACAAAGACAAAGATTTCACAGGTAAACAAATTTGTGAAGAACGAGCAATTAAAGTTTTCTACAATCAACGCAGACATAGTTTTTCAACAACCGAATTACGTAAGAGAGTAGCTAATAAAAGTACATTATGAGGATTGCTTTAATTAATGATACACATGCTGGCGCACGTGGTGATAGTTTATTGTTCAATGAGTTTTTCTTTAAGTTCTGGGAAGGTACATTCTTTCCATACCTAAAAGAGAATAACATAACTCAGATTGTACATCTTGGTGATGTAGTTGATAGGCGCAAATTTATCAACTATGTCATTTTGAATTCATGGCGCAAAAGATTCTTTGATGTACTTGAAAAAGAAAACATCAAGATGGATGTTATTGTTGGTAACCATGATGTGACATACAAGAACACAAACGAAATTAATGCCATGCATGAATTGTTTGATAGGTATGATAACATCAATGTGTTTATTGATCCTGTTGAAAGAACCTATGATGGTCTTCCAATCACATTAATGCCATGGATCAACTCATCCAACTACGAAAATTCACTTCAGTTTTTGCAAGACACAAAGTCGGAAATAGTCTTTGGGCACTTTGAGATTTCTGGTTTTGAAATGGACAGAGGTAATGTTTGTCATGCTGGTCTTGATAAGAAAATCTTTGACAGATTTGATATGGTTCTATCTGGACACTTTCACCACAAGTCTTCGGATGGTACAATTCATTATCTTGGTAATCAATATGAAATTACCTGGACAGATTACAATGATCCGAGAGGCTTTCATATCTTTGATACCGAAACAAGAGACTTGACATTCATTTCAAATCCATGTAGAATGTTCTATAAGATTAGCTATGATGATGAATCACAATCGTTTGAGTACTGGAAAGCGTATGACTTCTCGGTACACAAAGACACTTATGTTAAAGTGATTGTGGTAAACAAAACAAATGCTTATCTTTTTGATTATGTGCTTGAGCAATTGAACAAAGCTGGTGTAGCCGATGTTGCTGTGGTAGAAGATTTTTCTGATACCACAATAGATGATGACCAGGAACTAGTTGACCAAGCGGAAGATACCATGACTATTCTTTCCAAGTATATTGATGGGTTGACACTTGATGTGGATTCTGATAAACTAAAGAATCTAATGCGTGAGTTATATGTTGAATCTTTGAATGTTGAAGTGACTGAATGATTTTTTTCAAAGCGATAAAATTTAAGAACTTTCTATCCACTGGTAATTACTTCACAGAAATTAATCTGTGTAATAGTTCAAACACGCTGGTAGTAGGAACAAACGGTGCTGGCAAGTCTACCTTGCTTGATGCGCTGTGCTTTGTTTTGTTTGGAAAACCATTTCGTGCTATTAATAAACCACAACTGGTAAACTCAATCAATCAGAAAGATTGTGTCGTTGAGTGTGAGTTTGATATTGGAAACAAGAAATTCAAAATCATTCGTGGTATCAAACCAAACATCTTCCAAATTTATGTTGATGGTGAAATGTTGAATCAAGATGCGGCTGTAAAAGACTACCAAGAACACCTAGAGAAATTTATTCTCAAACTTAATTACAAGTCTTTCACACAGATTGTCATTCTCGGTTCAGCATCTTTTGTGCCATTCATGCAACTATCTGCGGGTGACCGCAGAGCAATCATTGAAGATTTGCTGGACATTCAAATCTTTTCCACAATGAATGGTCTGTTAAGAGATAAACACTCAATCAATAAAGAAACTGTTCAGAGTAACAAGCATGAATTAGACTTGTGTTTCAATCAACACAAACTGGTAGAAGAACACACAGAAAAAATCAAAAAGACTACCGATGAATTGATTGTGAACAAAGAGTTGGAAGTAGCCCACGTTTGGTTAGAGATTGATTTGGTGCAAGAAGAAATTGAATCAATGAATACGGAAATTTCAGAACTGCAAAAATCAATAGAAGACAAAACTGTTGTGAATGATAAGT